ACTTTGTGATAATCAACAACAATGGTAGGGGTCTATTAGATGAAGAACTAAATATGATTGTTAAGATGAAGCATCGTTATATTGATAATATAAAAGTTGTACATATGCCTTCAAACATCGGATGTGGCGGTGCATGGAATCTTATTATAAAATGTTACATGAACTCGCCATATTGGATTATAGCAAATGATGATGTGGCATTTAATTCTGGGTTATTAAAAGAAATTCATGGTATAATGTTAAGTAGCGATGTTGTGGGTACTATTCACCCTAATTCAGGAGACTTTGGTCTTGGGGCTTGGGATTTATTTGCTATACATGAAAGTACAGTAAAACAACTTGGGCTTTTTGATGAGAATACTTATCCAGCTTATTGTGAAGATGTCGACTACATAATGAGAATGAAAAATAAAGGCATCAAGTCTGTAGTTGGCTTAAAACACACTTATTTGCATGGTACTGGCAAAGCAAAAGATTATTACGAGCATGGTAGACAAACTGAAAAATCAGACCCAAATCTGAAAGATATTCTTAATAAATCTAACCTAATGAACATTGATTATTTGACAAGAAAATGGGGTATAGGTTGGAGAAATGTGCAACCGAACGCAACGCCTTTTGAAAGTGAAAAGGTTGATATTAGCTACTCATTGTACGATCTAGATTTTGTTAGAAAAAAACATACAGGATTTTAAAATTTAATCATAAATAGGAGGTAGATCAACATGGAAGTAATATTGCTAAGCGAGATAGACGTAAACACAGATCAACAGACGTTCTTTTTTCAGAAAGAATGGGTGAAGACACCTTTTATAATAGAAACTAAATGTGGTGACGAACAAGAGAATATAGAAGACAACGCTTGTTTTATATAAATAAGCGAAAAGGGGTATTGTAAATGGCTCAACCATCTAGCAGACAAGAGTTCATAGAATATGTTCTACGTAAGATTGGTGCACCTGTTATACAGATCAACGTATCTGACGAACAGGTCGAAGATCGTGTGGACGAAGCAATGAGCTTTTTCCGAGACTATCACTATGATGGATCACAGCTTGTGTATCTAAAACACGAATTGACCGAAGAGGACATTGAAAGAGGATATATTGATGTGTCGCCACGGTTACTTGGCGTAACCAGAATATTTGATCTTTCAAGTTCAATTTCAACTGGTACTGGAATGTTCAACGTATCATACCAGTTTGTCCTCAACAATCTCGAAGATATCACAGGTTATGACGTAACAAACTATTATATGGCAATGCAACACCTACAGTTCATCCAAGAAATTCTTGTTGGCAAGCCTATGATACGTTACAATAGGCATATGGACAAACTGTTCATCGATGTGAACAAAAAACAGATATTTGCAGGAATGTTTATTATAATGGAGGCCTATGATATCATCGATGAAACAGTATATGCTGATTTTTGGAGAGATCGTTGGTTACAAAATTATACTACTGCTTTGGTGAAAGAACAGTGGGGCTTCAATTTAACCAAGTTTGAAAACATGCAACTCGTTGGTGGAATAACATTTAACGGAATGCAAATTCTGAACGATGCACGCGAAGAAAGACTGAGACTTGAAGAACAAGCCATCAACTCACTACAACCACTCGTCTACAACTTCATCGGCTAGTACTACACCTCTCTATCATCTTAGTAGGTAACCCTATTATCCCTTCCTCAGTAATTAAGTCAACAGAAAAGTGCAGTGTAAATGGCAACTAACGTATTCTTTCAAAACTATGACTATGAAAACACAAGTCAGCTTTTTGATGACCTTGTGATAGAATCCATCCAGATTCACGGCATGGATATGATGTACATTGCAAGGTCACTCCAAGCTGTCGACCAAATCCTCAACGAGGATGATTTGTCCACATTCTCTGCGGCGTATTCTGCAGAGATGTATGTAAAGTCTGTCGATGGATTCCAAGGTGAAGGCGACTTCCTTAGTAGGTTCGGCCTACAGATTCGTGACCAGGCAGTGTTCACCATTGCTCGTAGATCTTTTGAAAGACATGTTACAAGACAAAACGCTGATCTTTCACGTCCTAAAGAGGGCGATCTTATATATCTCCCATTAAACAAAAAATTCTTCAAAATCATGTTTGTTGAACATGAATCTGTTTTCTATCAAACAGGCGCACTTCAAGTATATGATCTAAAGTGTGAACTGTTTGAATATTCAAACGAGAGGTTTGTGACAGGCGTAGAGGACATTGACATGTTATTTGATGATGTAAACACAGAAGGTGTCATGACACTCGAGAAACTGGGCGACATAGATCCGATTGCGAAGAACATCTTCTTTGAAGAAGAAGCAGATGGTATAATCGATTTCAGTGAGACAGATCCATTTTCTGAAATAATTACAAGACCGACGAACAGAGTTGAATAGGGTGGTTGTGAGGAACATTACATGTCAATAAAAAACCACTTCTATAATGGGACTACACGGCGCTACGTCGCGTTGTTTGGATCTCTGTTCAACAAAATGATCATCGAAAGAGACGACAATGATGGCAACCTAATTCAAGAGATGGTTGTTCCTATTGCATACGGTCCTTTCCAGAAGTTCCTTGCAAGGATTACTCAGGATCCAAATTTAGATAGAGCACAGGCAATATCATTACCACGGATGTCATTCGAAATCACCTCCATGTCGTATGACGCAACTAGAAGAACCAATTCCCTAAACAAAATTAGATCAACGACGTCTGACACGTCGTTTGTGTATTCACCTGCTCCATACAACTTAGAATTTAGCCTATATATTATGACTAAACACAGTGAAGACGGAACAAAGATTCTTGAGCAGATTTTGCCAGACTTCAAACCTGAATATACATTCAGTGCACGAATCATGGACGATCTTGATCCGATCGACCTTCCGTTAGTTCTTACGTCAGTCTCAAGCGAAGATATATACGAAGGTGATTTTGAAACAAGACGTTCGCTACTGTGGACGTTGTCATTTACTCTGAAGGGTTGGTTCTTCGGACCGCAAAAAGAACGAGCCATTATAAAATTTGTAGATGTGAGAACACATAACAACACTCTCACAGACACGCCTGCTACTGGACAGATTACAGTCCAGCCTGGACTGACTGCTGAGGGGACCCCTACAGACGACATCAACAACACGGTAGATTATAACGAAATAGAAATCAATGATGATTGGGCCGTCATTGCGATGATAGAGGAATATCAGGATGAACCCGATTGACATGGCTCTAGGTCTGAGACCTATTGAAGAAGCCCTTGAGGAAATGGAAGACGCCGTTGAAGACAGCACTACCTCTACTTCTACAAACTTGGAACCAATAGACAATGTGGAAGGCGAAATTGTCCTTGATGTAATAAATCTTGACGACGATGAAACGTATCAGGACATCGAACAGGCGAGAATGAACATCCAAAACATAATCGTAAACGGCGACGAAACTCTGAAGACTATGGTCGAGTTGGCAAAACAGTCAGAGTCACCAAGAGCGTACGAAGTAGCATCAACGCTTATGAAAACACTACTCGATGCAAACAAAGACTTTGTAGAAATGTCCATGAAGAAAAGATATCACCGCGAAGAAATACTAGGGCCAAAAGAAGCCGCACAGACAAACGTAACCAACAACAACCTGATTATATCAACAGGTGAACTATTGAAAATGATGAAAGGAGATTCGTAATGGATTTCAGCCAAGATCAACTTTATGAATTTGTAAAATGTGGCCAGGACATATCTTACTTTGCAAACAAGTATATTAAGATAACGCACCCTACCAAGGGTTCTATGAACCTTGTTTTGAATCGGTTTCAAAAGGATGTTATAGACAGATACAACAACGAGTCTATGTTCTTTATGTCTGCTGACCGCCAAGAAGGAAAAACCACAGTCACCTCGGTCATACTTCTACACCAATCTTTGTTTGCACATGATCGCTCGAGTGCAGTCATGGCGCCAAAATTACACTCTAGCAATCACCTACTCGATGTGATAATGAACATGTATCACAATTTACCTGAATTTATTTCCAAGTCTACAAGAATTGTAGAAAGAAACAGAACCACCGTCGTGTTTGATAACAGATGTTCAATCACAAGTGTAGGATCGAGTGTGCATAGGCTTAGAGCAAAAAGCTTCTCAAATGTCGTTCTCGATGAATATCAATGGATTCCTAAAATTGACGAGGCTGTTCGGTGTATACGTCCGATGATGATGCCTGCAAATAGCAAACTGTTTGGTCTGTCAAGTGTTAAGGACCACGAGCTCTCAGAGACGTTGCAGAAAGCTTAGATGATATGAGTGATGGCTTTGGAGGCAATCCGCTACTGAAGCGATCAGGTGTGCCTATAGAGTGGACACCTGAATTGGTGCGTGAGTATGGAAGATGTGCAAACGATCCAATTTACTTTGCTGAAAAGTATATAAAAATTGTTCATGTGGACCACGGCTTCATTCCGATTGAGCTTTATGAATATCAAAAAGAAATCATTGACGCAACTGTCAATAATCGACGTGTTGTGTGTAATACTTCTCGACAGGCAGGAAAGTGTGTTGTTACAGACACTCTAATGCGTGTCAGACACGCCAACACAGGTGAAATTGTTGATACCACGGTAGGAGAGTTTCACCTGTCACAGAGGCAAAATATTGGTGTGCAGCAGACAAGCGGCGAAGCCTCAATTAGTGTTAGAACAGACACGGCGACAATACCACGACCAACGACCAACCACAAACTTTCTGAAACAGTTGAGCGAAAGTTTATCGACTCCTTTGAATTGGATGGCAGTTGGGAAATTGAGACTGACACAGGTTGGCACGAAATTACACACACACACAAAACTGTTGAGTATGTCGAGTGGGCATTACGTCTTGCTAATGGTTTGGATTTGGTTTGTGCTGATACTCACATAATATTCACTGAAAACATGGATGAAGTTTTTGTGAAGGACTTGTCTGTCGGTGATCAAGTAATGACACGAGATGGTCCAATCTACGTGACCTCTGTTGAAGAAACAACTAACAGCTCAAATAT